AAAGATCTTGCAAAAGGTGCAGCCAGAGACGTGGAACTTATATCCTATGCTCTAGATGCATTCATAGAATCTAATCTAAAACTTAATAAGTTTGTAGATGACTATGTGCAAGGTGATCTTTTTGTAGGAGTAGAAGAACTACGTAAAGTAAATGTGAATTGGGCTTCACCAAAACAAGTGTTAGATGTATTTAAAACCTATGGCCTTGACGTGGAAGATGTAAATGCTAAAAATTTACACGTACACAGCAAGGATAAATTTATTAGTACATACATCAGATACAAAGAGCAATCAAAGCTTGCTACAAGTTACGGTGATAAGTTCTTAGACAATGTAGATAGTGACGGTAGAATCCGTACGAACTTCAAACAAATACTAAACACAGGTAGAGTTGCATCAGGTAAGCCTAACATGCAGCAGATACCTGCAGACAACAGCTATCGCAACTGCTTTGTTAGTGGTTACGATGACTGGGTATTTGTATCAGGTGACTACAGCTCACAAGAACTATGTATTATAGCCACAGGGAGTAAAGATCCAGTGTGGCTTAAAGCGCTAGAGAATGGAGAGGACCTTCATAGCGTGTGTGCACAACTAGTGTATGGCGATGAGTGGAGCGATGCAACTGAAGCAGGCTGTGAGTACTATGCATTCAAGACATTGGGTGGTGGTACAGAGATAGCCAAGCAGAAATGTAATTGTCCAGGACACAAGAAGCTGCGCACAAATGTAAAGAGTATTAACTTCGGTTTAGCCTATGGTATGGGCCCACACAAACTAGCTGATACATTGCTTATCAGTATCAAGGAAGCAGAGAAATTGATTAAGAAATACTTCACAGCATTTCCCGCAATCAAAAATTTTCTAGAGTCTCTTGGTAACTATGGTAAGCACAACGGACATATTAAAACATATGCACCGTACAGACGTATCAGATGGTTTGAAGATTGGGACGGTATAAATACAGACAACACTGTAATGGGTAAGATAGAGCGTGCTAGCAAGAACACACCAATACAAGGTAGTGGCGCTGACATGTGTAAATCTGCACTTATTATGGTAAGAGACTTTATATACAAGAACAATCTGCCTGTTAAAATAGTGATGACAGTTCATGATCAAATCGACACTGTTGTGCATGCATCATATGCAGATATGTGGTGCACACAGCTTAGAGAGCTTATGGAAAAGTCAACACTAGATATTATACCATCAGGACTATTAAAATCAGAGACAGAAATTTCAAACGTATGGAAAAAGTAGAAGACACATCAGGACAAAAGCTGCGCGTAGGAGACTACGTCACAATATGCAGCTACAACTCAATAGAGTTTGCACAAGTGTACAAGTTTACAGAGTCATGTATGTTATGTGAGTACACTAGTTTAATGTGGAACGGGCAAGAATATAAGGCTAGATTACAACCTTATTTGCCTGGACATCCTTTAAAAGCAATTAATAAAAAGTACCCAAACAGGATGCTTAACGTGCACAAGATAACTAAGGATCAATACGATAACTACCACAATAGCTTATGAGTGCTACAAAGATAACAGGTAGAACAGAGAGACAACTAGAGATTGTTCAGAAGTTTGCAGACAGTAAAGGTAAAGGTACCTTACTAGCAGCTACAGGTTTTGGTAAAACATTTACAGCTATCATGGTTATTATACGTCTAGTTAAGTCTAGGCCTAATGCCAAGGTTGTTGTAGTTGTGCCTACTATAAACCTAAAAGCACAGTGGAACAAGGAGCTCAAACAGTACAAGCTTAACAAGAATTGCGAGGTGATTGTAATTAATACAGCCTACAAAAAGAAAACAACTTGTGATATGCTTGTGTGTGACGAGATACATGCTTACGGTGCAGAACAATTTATTAAGGTGTTCGATAAGATCAAGTATGAGTATATATTTGGCCTTACAGCTACAATAGAGCGTGCAGACGGTATGCATGAGATACTGTTAAAGTATGCACCAGTGATTGATGAGGTTCCTATCGAGGAATGTCACGAGAACGGATGGGTTAGTAACTATCTTGTGTATAACCTTGCAGTTCCTATGGAACAAGATGAGCAAGATGCATATGATAAAGCTAACAAGAAATTTAGATATGCTGCCAGTAGAATTGGTTATGGTGGGGCACAGTCTTTTAACAATGCTAGGAAGTATTTAAACGACAAGAGTGCATCTCCTGAAATGCGTGCTATGGCAGCTATTTACTACAACTCTATGCGTGAGCGTGGGGACATATGTAAAAATTCTAGAGCTAAAATACCTGTAATTAAGCAAATTTTAGATAAATTTGCCGATCGCAAGGCGTTATTGTTCAGTGCGTCAACTAAATTTGCTGACGATGTGCAAGAAGAGTTGGGGGATGTTTGCCTCAGCTTTCACAGCAAGCGTACTAGGAAACAACAGACAGAAATACTTAAGAAGTTTAAAGATAACAGGACTAAACAAAGAGTTATTAGTTCTGTTAAAGCACTGAATGCAGGCTTCGATGTCCCTGACTGTTCTCTTGGTATTGTTGCTGCTGGTAACTCTCGTAAGTTGGATAACATACAGCGTACGGGCCGTATCATTAGATATGTACCAGGCAAGACAGCAATTATTATTAACTTGTATGCACCAAACACACAAGAAGTCTCTTGGCTTAACAAAAGACAAGAAGGACAGAGTGTGAGTTGGGTGGAAACTATAGACGAAATAACAATATGAGTGTAGATGAATTTCAACAGGCGCAAATACAAGCGCTGCAGAAAAAAGTAAAAGAGTTAGAGTCAGAAAACAAGTCTCTAAAACAACAGAAAGGTAACGAGAGTACCAAGCGTGAGTTGGGCACAGCAAGTCCTGTGAAAGCAGGCATCAAATCAATTAGATTTGAAAATCAGCAATGAGAATCGAGGGGACTGTGGGAGTCCCCTCATTTTCTACAACATAATACCTATGGTGTAGAATATTATCATTAGTGATGCGTATATAATCTTTGTGAATCCGTTCATAGGACTAATATACTTCTATCAAATCTGATAAACGTTAAACTACTATTAAAAAAAGATTAATTATGGCACAGATCAGTATGAAACAAAGCGAGAAACTAGATGGAGTTATCGAGCTACTAAGCTTGCAACAGGGGCAGCTTTCTAACATAGACAAACAACTTGAGTTATTAACTAGAATGTGTAATGAGAACGCTAATGCAATTAATTCGCTTGAAGCTGAACTCGAAGAGATTAAGACTAGACTATGAGAATATTAATTGTATGCTTGTTCCTACTAGGGAGTGTAGTGCAAGCACAGGACTACTACAAATCTTCAGAGTGGTCTATTTATAATTACGATAGAATTACTAAGGAATTTTCTAAGGTAGGAACTAAAAAATCAGATACTAGAGTTATTATAAGTACAGATTACTTTGCTCTTGAGAAAGAAGATGGTAAATTTATAATGGATCTTTGGGAGTATGTACATACAGATACATTAGGTCAGTGGTTTGTACCAAAAAATCAAGATGGTAGTATATGTGTAGGTACTCAAGACAGTACAATATATGTATTCTCTCATTATGATGAGACTATAGAGAAATTTACTGCAGTTACTGCATTACGTAAGATTAGAATTGTAGAACCTTTTAAAGCAATACCATGAGACTATTAACTATTTGCCTGTTACTGTTAGGATATACAGTGCAGGCACAATATTACAAAACTAGCTTAACAACAGTATACACTTGGTCTGAACTAGAACAAAAACTTATAGAAACATCTGTAGATTGGGAAGGTACATTAGTAGATGTAGACAAAGAGTATATTAAGATTAAGAAAGAGGATGGAGAAGTAATTAAAGAGTGGTGGGTATATTACAAAGAAGACGGCAAATTAGGAGACTGTTACATTACAGAAACTGAAAGCAAGATCTGTGTAAGTTCTGACTACAATAGTATCTTTATTTATTACAAACACGATGAAGAGTTAAATAGATTCTTACATCTAATTAGACTATCACACATAGTTAAAGCAAAACCTTGGAAATGATGCATTTAGTTTTATTTGTAGCCACTATACTAGCAGTGCTAGTTATTTGTATTGTATCTTACAACACTAAAGACTAAACTATGGATAGATTAGAAAGACGAGGAGTATTAGAACTAGTGGAAATACTAGACGATCTTACACTTAAGTTAGCCTATGAGGATCTAACTAAGCTTAGACAACAAGGCCATAAGGGCCCTAACGTACAAGGATATATTTACATAATAGAAGACGAGATGAAATCTAGATCAAAGTTGTAGTATGATACAGAAAGTAAAACGTAAGACTTTTACTATCAGACCATCAGGACGCAGCACAGATTTTATATCACCATCATTCGGTTATGGTTGTTTATACGATTGTTCTTATTGTTACATGAAGCGACACAAGCCAGACGGCTTATCAGTTGCAACAAACACCGGGGACATACTAACAGAGATAAACAACCATTCTTATTTTACACCGGTAGACAAACCCAACCAGACACATGCAGAGTACACTACCTACGACATTAGTTGTAACGAAGACTTTGCACTGCATGCTAAGTATCACGATTGGGAAAGGATCTTTGAGTTCTTCAGAGATCATCCGGTTGCCATGGGCAGCCTTGCTACCAAGTATGTAAATCGTAGTCTATTATTATTTAATCCTGAAGGTAAGATACGCATCAGATTTAGTTTGATGCCACAGTACATGTCTGACATACATGAGCCATACACATCTAAAATTATTGATAGAATCAAAGCTATTGATCAGTTTATAGATGCAGGCTATGATGTGCATGTAAACTTTAGTCCAGTCATTGTAGAAGATAACTGGCTAGAGGATTATGAAGACTTGTTTAAGTTACTTGACAAACATGTGAGTAACAAAGACAAGGTGCTAGCTGAAGTAATATTCCTAACACACAACGAGAAGAAGCATCAGGAGAATCTAACAAGACATCCCGAGGCAGAGCCACATTTGTGGAATCCCGCTGTGCAAGAAGAGAAGACATCTCAGTTCGGAGGTACTAACGTAAGGTATGCGCGACATTTGAAGAGTTTGTACATAGATGCATTCACAGCTCTACATGGTCGTATAATACCTTGGAACACAATTAGATACATATTTTAAGATGAGTAAAGATTGGTGGGACGATAGTCCCCTACACCCAGCAAACCAAAATGACGATGACTCAGAAAGAGAAGACGAGATGTTAGACAGTCTCGAGCTTGACAGAGAAGGCGTTGAAGCACTTGTGCATGTCGTACTATCTTACTATGATCTAGAGAAACAAGATCAAAAAGATTGTGGCTGCCAAGACCATCTATTCCATAAACTAGATTCTTTAAAAGAATGCCTAGAGATTGCAGGAGTAGACATGGATCAAGAGTTAAAAGACTATAGAGAGATGTTAAACGAGTAAAACAAGTAAATTATGCCAAGTAAAAAGTATTTAGACTATGTTCCGTTGGAACCAAAGAAGAAAAAGGTAGTAAAGAAGAAAGATACTACTGGATTAGTTACAAAAAGTACATTTGAGTTGATGTTTGGATTTAATTATCCTACAGTAAACACAAATTACATTGCAAAACATTTAAAATCATTTAAAAACCCTTATTATAACGTAACAAAATGGCAAAAGTAGTAGATTTTAGCGAGTTGGGCCTTATCAAAGTGCCTGAGAAAACAGAGACTTACGTACCAGTAAGTCACCAGGAATTAGTTACAAAGATAACTGAAGCTGGTAACCAACATTACGGAAGAGAAGCTTCACAGCATAACTATGAAGTAAATCAAAGAGGACAGCAGTTGTTTGGCTCACTAGTATGGGAGGGAGATAACAACAGCATGACTAAATCCATAGGATTCCGTAACTCTTACGACAAGACATTACCTGTAGGTGTGTGTGGTGGAGCACAAGTAACTGTATGTTCTAACCTAATGTTCGTAGGTGATATTATTAAGATGCGTAAACATACGCAGAATGTAGAAGAAGATCTTGATAAACTTATACAAAAGTTGTTTGAAGATGTAGACAACAGGTATGAGTTAGCAAGAGAAGATGCTTCTTTTATGAGTGATATACCTTTTAGCGATAAGCAAGTAGCAGATTATTTTGGACAGTTGTTTGTAAATGAAGGAGTTTTAAACAGTCCTCAGCTTACAAAATCAACTAAAGAATGGTTTGAATCCCCTGTGTTTACTGGAAGAACGTTGTGGTCTGCTTATAATGCATGTACTGAAGCACTTAAGTCTGCTCACCCATCTAATGCTTTGGAAAAGTATACAAAATTACATACTTTTACAAAAGAGTATGTACTAGATGAGTACAAAGAAGACTTCCAAAGCGGTATAGATTCGTATGATGCATACAATGATTACCCGCCTTTAGGATATTAAATAATATAATATGAAGAACAGTCCGTACAACGGTAAAGAGGTAGATGTATTTGAAATACAACATATTTATCAAGTGTTAAAGTTCTATTACCAAGAGCTAGAATCGTTACCAGTTGAAGCGGTGGTTGATATAATTAGGATGGAATTTGGTTGTAAAATTAAGCCAAATGACGTATATTTATATCTCCTTATTTCAAACCACTGGGACTGCGATGGTAATTTTAAAGAAAATGACTGATTGTATAGAATGTGACGATGGAATGAGATGTATGTCAGATGATGCTCTGATGTGCCTAACTGAAGAGGAACTAGATAATTATTTAAACTGCAATGAAAGTGTCTTTAAACTTAACCAAGTTGAAGGGCAACAAGTTGACACCGAGCGAATTCGTATACTTGCTTATTAAAAGTGAGAACGCTAAACAGCTTACTAAGTACCTAGAAATCCTACCTATTGACGAGACTAAATTACAAGATCGTGGCTTTGTGAAAATAATGCCCGACAGGACTCTTACTCTCCGTCAAAAAGCGTTGGATTTATTTACGGTCAGAGGATGCGAGGATTGCTGGAATCAATTTGTAGTTGCCTATCCTATTAAGGATCAAGGCAGGCCTTTACACAACGACAAGAAGCGTAATAAACTAAAGTATATTGCGCTTATTACAAAAAGTCCAGATCTGCACGAGACTATCATGAAAGCTCTAGATAACGAGAAAGAAGATAGAAAGCGTGCTAATTGGTCTGGTGAATTTCGCCCACGTTGGAAGATGATGTCATCGTACATAAACCAAGAAGCTTGGACTATGTATGAAGGCATGGAATTCGATACTCCAACAAGTACTAACCAACCTAATTACGGAGAAGATCTAATATGAGCGAGGAACACAAGGCTTTACCTTGGCGCCATATTTCTCAATCATCTACTGCAGCCTTGCGCTACATTGATGGTAGGAGGAAAGGTGAGATCAAATCTCTTACTACCCCATGGAATAAGTTTAACAACATATCTATGGGAGGTATAGAGTGGCAGACTATCACAACTATTGCTGGTATGTCTGGTAGCGGGAAAACTGCAGTTCTTGGTCAATTGGAAACAGGTTTAAAAGATCTGAATCCAGACGAAGATTTTGCAATACTATCATTTAACTTCGAGATGTTATCCTCAAGGCTTGTCGCCCGCAAGCTTAGTAACAAGATGAAAATTACTACACAGCAGTTGTATAGTGCGTCAGAGAATTTTAGTCTCAACGACAACTACTATATGAATGCAGTACAGGAATCTCGTAAGTTGAATAAGTATGATATATACTATGTCGATATACCGGGTAGTGTCAAAGCTTTAGAAGCAACAGTAATAAAATTTTCTAAAGAAATAGGCAAACCGGTTATCGTTATGTTAGATCATACTCTACTTGTAAAGAAGGCAGGTGGTGCGCAGGATAGAGATTTACTCTATGATCTGATGGCTATGTTTAACGGTCTCAAGAAGCTAATCAAGGTAGCATTTATCTTGATCTCGCAGATGAACCGTAACATCGAAGCATCAGAGCGTATCCAAAATCCAGATTTACACTACCCTAAGAAGCAAGACATCTTCGGTGCAGATGCATGTTACATGTACTCTGACATTGTGGTGGTAACACACCGCCCAGAGATGCTTGGTATTAGGGCATACGGACCAAAGAGATGGCCTACAGATGATGCTATATTTTGGCACTATCTAAAGGTTAGGGAAGGTGAGCCTTGCATAGCTCTTATGCAGAATAATCTAGCTCATAACGAAATATTGGACGCAGTTTCAATGTACTCAAGTAATCAAGAACCTAAAGAAACAGAAGACTAATGGCACAAGAAGTATTAATAGTTGGCGCTAGTGGAACAGGGAAATCCACCTCAATTGAGAATCTAAACCCTGAGTCAACATTCATTGTAAACGTAGCCCGTAAGGCGTTACCATTCAAAGGATGGAAGACTAAGTACCCTTCATTCACTAAAGAAAATCCTGACGGTAGATTCTATTCTAGCGATGTACCCCAAGAGATTCTAAAGTGTTTGAATTACATTAATGAGAAACGTACTGATGTAAAGACGATTGTCATTGATGATTATCAATACACTATGGCTAATGAGTACATGCGTAGAGCTAACGAGACTGGCTTCAAGAAGTTTACTGAGATTGCTCAGAATGCTTGGAGTATAGTCAATGCAGTTAAATCTATGCGTGATGATTTATTAGTTGTGTTTATGATGCACTCGGAAGTTACCTTTGATGCACATGGTAACAAAGTAACAAAAGCAAAGACCATCGGTAAGATGATGGACAATGTGGTTACTCTCGAGGGTATGTTTACAATTGTATTGTATACAGACGTCACAAAGGGAGAAAAGGGTATGGAATATTCGTTTATCACACAAAACGATGGGACTAACACCGGTAAATCCCCAAAGGACATGTTTGAATCTGTTAAAATATCAAACGATTTACAATTGGTAGCGGATGCTATCGTAGCTTATCAATAATTTAGTAATTAATTCTTAAAAAGAGAGAAAATGTACGGAACTAACGTAGAAAGTAACAACACAGGTGGTGTAATGCCACAAGTAGGTATCGTAGAGAACTGCGAATTAGTAAGTGTGACTATGAACACAGACAAAGGCGGAAGACTAGACTTTGAGTTTAGACAAGGCAATGGTTCAACAGTTAAGCATGCAGAATTTCCTGCTAACCCAGATTATGGTGATGTAGAGAAGCAGGCTATGGATGTATCACGCCGTGTTAAGCACATTGCAACCAAATGTATGGCTGAGTCAGAGTTTGTCATTACAGATGTAACTAGCTTTGAGCAGTATGGTCACAAAGTTGTAGATTTATTTGGACAAAAATTCCAAGGTAGAAAGTTTAGAATGCTATTCATCTACCGTGGTAAATATGCGTCTTTACCTAAGTACCCTAACTTTATCGAAGGTATGGAGATACCTGCAGATAAAACTAATATCTATATCTCAGACTGGAACAAGAAGAAACTTGTTAAGCCTGAGCCAGATGCAAAAGTTGAATTAGCTGCTACAGTTGTAGCCTCTACAGGAGGAGCTGACATGCCGTTCTAATGTATGGTAGTACAGTAGTAGAATTAACAGATGAAGAGATTCTAGGCAGAATTAACTGCCTAGATATCTTTTCATATTATATAGGTAAAGATTTTAAATATGGTAGAGCTATGTGCTCTCCACTTCGTAAAGATAAATCTCCTTCCTTTACAATTTTTAAGCACAACAGTGGTAAACATTTCTTTAAAGACTTTAGTAACGGTGATACAGGCGATTGCTTTACATTTCTAACCAAGCTCTATGGGCTTCGTAGATTTGACACGTATCGACTCGTTGATAATGACTTTCAACTAGGAATATCTACTACTAGCTTTTTAGCACCTACTAAGAAATATGTAGGCGTGCATAACAAAGAGCTTAAAGATTTGGAACCGTCTACTACTACTATACAAATCAAATCACGTCCTTGGAACGCCCAAGAAGATAAATCATTCTGGTCTAAGTTTGGTATTGACTGTCACATACTTACTAAGTATAACGTTAAGGCTGCACAACATGTGTGGGTTAACGATAATCTTATTGTAAGCAGTAACAAATACAATCCTATCTATGCCTATGATTTTGGTGGTAGTAAAATGAAGATATATCAACCGTATAACAAAGCACATAAGTGGCTTAGTAATACCAGTGGATCAGACTTGCAAGGTTACAGCCAACTGCCCAAGAGTGGTGATACACTAGTAATTACTAAATCATTAAAAGATGTGATGTGCCTTGATATATGGAGTATACCTTCAGTGGCACCAGCTTCTGAGAGCTGTGTCATTCCTGCAGATGTTGTCAAAGATTTAACTGACAGATTTGCAAGGATATACATATTATATGACTTTGATTACACTGGCATATCTTTTGCCAATAAACATAAAAAGTTATATGGGTTTATACCTCTATTTTTTACTAACGGAAAATTTAATACCTTTGATTACAAAGTAAAAGACTTTTCCGACTTTATAGCTCTTAACGGAGTTAGAGGGGCGGCTGAACTAATAGAATATGTATGCCAAGAGGAATATTTATACCAGGGAACGTCCCGTCAAGCAAGAACGGTAGAAGATGGACAGGGAGATACTTTATAGTATCCAAACAAACCCAGCGTTATTACAAAGAAAGTAAAGATGCGTGGACAGATAACAAGAAGGAGTTTATTAAAATGATCAAAGGCAAATCTAAGCCCTACAGAATATCATTTAAATTTGTACGTAAGAGCAAACATAAGTTTGATTATATCAATCCTGCTCAGACAATACAAGATCAAATGGTAAAGTATGGTTGGATAGACGATGATAATGCAGATGAAATGCTTCCAATATTTGTAAAATTTGAATACAGTAAAGAAGAACCCGGAGTTTATATTAACGTTTTAAAATCTTAGATTATGTCTAAACCTAAAATTCAATATCCAGAGGCGTTTGTGACTAAGTGTTTTAATCACCTTAGACACTTCATGGATATACGTTTGCTAACTTCTGCTATAGATAACGGTCATGACAGCATTGTTCGATACTTTCTCGAGCAAGCGCTTGAAGATGATGAGTTGTATCTTACAGATAAACTAGCAGACGATGGAGATCGTACTATTGCAAATGCTAAAATACATGCGCATAAGGTACGGCAAGAGTTGTACAATGAATACATGGAATTACTAACACAAACACTTGATAAAGAAGATGTCAGATCAAAATTATTACGCACGGGAAGAGATTTCTAACAGTGATCTAGGAGAACTAAAGGTATCTCCCCGCAGATTTGTAATGCGGAAACAAAGAGAAATGCAGACTAAAAGTGCTGCAATGGAACTAGGAACTCTTATTCACACTTTTGCTCTTGAGCCAGATAGATTTATCATGGCAGACATAGAGCCTGTAGGTGGTAAAATGGGTGAGTATATCAAAGCTTATTTTGAATTAGAGAAATCTGGTATGGAAGAATCCAAGATACCAGATCTAGCTTATACACATTCTCAGTATAGCCCTAAGCACAGCAAGCCAGAGACTATTCTTAAGAGTTTTAAGAATAAGCCAGAAAACGTTGCATTTTATAATTTTCTTAAAGATGCTGATGGTAAAATTGCCGTTACGCAGAAAGATAGACAGATTATAGATGGATGCTTGATGTCTTTACGTACACACGTCGTATCTAATAGATTATTATTCTCAGAACAAGAAGATGTTACAGCTGAAGCTGAGAGAGAAATATTCTTTAGATTACATGATGTAAACTGTAAGTCTAAATTAGATAGAGTTATAGTAGATGACAAGAATAAAAAAGTAACTATTGTCGATCTTAAAACTACTAGTAGTCAAGTTTACGGTGAGTGTATACCACTAGCTGAGAAGACTGGCCACCTAGTTAGAGATTGGCATGTTACAGGATTTATGTACTCTTGTTTGAATTACTCCTACTACAGACAGCTTGCTTTTTATAAGCAAGGTATGCAGGAGTTATACCCAGATTATGAAGTTGAAGCTTTTATTATTGCTGTCGACACCAAAGGATCTTACGATGTAGCAGTTTATCAACTGCCGCAAGAGTGGATAGAAAGAGGTGAAGAAGAAATACAATGTCTATTGACAGAGTATAAGCACTATACAGAGACTAATAACTGGGATGTAAAACAAGGGTTTGAAGAAACAGTAACCTACTAAATTTTTACGAAGATGATGTTGAATAAATCTTACACTTATGTTTTACCAATGCTTTCTACTGAGATTGCATTGGTAAAGCAAGGGTTAGTTAATACATTTATTGGTGATAAAGACTACCCACAGTATGATAATCACATCTTCCTTCTTTATAAATTTAATGGTTCTAAAGAATTTTTGGAATACGAGGATTTTCTAAGCAACACACATTTGTTTGTTGCTAAATATGATCCAGACGATTCACACGTTATGTTCGTACTTGATGTACCTGCCTTTTACCAAACAGATTATGATATGTTTAAACAAGGTAAGTATTCTGAAATGAATAGAGATTACAAAGTAATCATCTTTGCATTTCATGACATCATGGATTATGAACATAGAGTTGCAAAAGTTCTATTTAAACATCCAGATTTACGTGAAGAGTGGGAAGAGAGAACAGGGACAGACATCCCTGAGAGCATGGAAGTATCTTCAGTTCCGGATTTAAACACAGAAGTTTATAATGAATCTATGAAAGTTATAAACAAAGTTAAACCACAAGAAAATCCATTTGACTAGATGAAACTACAACAACAACGGAACGTCGATGAAGTTATCGGAGTTCAACAACAACACAAGTTCAAAATCACGGACGGATCACAGGCTATCATTATGGATAGCCTTATTAATTTATACTCGGACCCTATTGGTTCGATTGTCCGTGAGATCACTTCTAATTGTATTGATGCAAACCGTGAGCGAGTACTAAAGCTAGCTAAGAAAATTCCTATGGAAACAGGGGATGATACTAGCTACTGGAGCGACAAGCAAACAGTTTGCATTGAATACGTTGAGAAGAACACGATTCTAGGAGTAGATGAGTGTATTATGTTCCATGATTATGGTTGCGGCCTCTCACAAGATCGCGTACAAAATGTATTTACTACATTCGGTGCGTCAACTAAGAGAGATAATAACTATGAAATCGGGGGCTTTGGCCTTGGTGCGAAATCACCTTTGGCTTATGCAGATACCTTTTACGTATCTAGTAGACACAATGGTACTGAGACATATTACATGATTTATCGTAACAACGATAACGTGCCACATATGGACCAGGTATACCAGAGAGCTACAGATGAGAAAAATGGTAGCAGTGTAATTGTACCTATTAAAGATGGCTATTACGATAGGCGTAAATTTAGAGAGGCAATTAACGAACAGCTTTGTTTCTTTAAGAACTTAGTCTACAAAAATGTAGAAGAAGCTCTAGGAGAAATAAAGAACTACTATACTTTACAGAATAGAGGTAAGGTAATAGAGGATACAGAAGACTATGTACTTACTAACGATGGTAGAAATTTATTTCTATTAGTTGGAGATGTAGTATACCCTATTAACTGGGATTTACTAGATGATAATGAAAGCTCATACAAAGCTAGTGTAGGCGTAAGATTTGATATTGGTGTATTAGATCTTGTACCTTCTAGAGAAGAACTTCGTTATACTCCTACTACTATATCAGCTATTAAAACTAAACTGGCTACACTTAAAGCTAAGTTTAAAGCTGATGCTGCAGCTGATTATACTATGACAGACTATGTCGAGTATTTAATTGGTATAAGTAATTTGTCAAGCTCAGGAGGTAGTAGATATTATTCTTTAGAGAGTGATTGTCCTAAAGCTATTAAAGCTAGTATGGCTAATGTAGGTGCTTATGACATTCCTTTTGCTAGCAATGCTAACTTAACTCCTGCAAAGTTTCATAGTGGTAATACTGCATTTCACCAACTATTTGACGGTGTGAGTGTATTTTATGGTAAGCTAATTACTAATAGTTCTGCTATTGGAGGTGAAACGATTACTTACAGAGAGATCAACACTTGGGATGACTTCTTTATGTTTGCTAGAAATCATAAACACTTGTATTATGTAGACGGTAATTTTAGTACTCCTAAAAGCTATACTATTACTGATGAGGAAGAAAGTTTTATGGCTTTCAAGATAGACGCAGCTAAAAGAGGTGCTAGGATTAACGATAAGACTAACTTTGTTGATCCAAGAGCAGATTATTTAAAAGTTTCTACATTTAATACTGTATCAGCGCTTTTAAAGAAATCATCTTTTGTTAAATCTTATGCAGATGTAGAAGAAAAAGAACTTTCTGAAAGCTACGGAGATGTACTAGATAGTAAAACACGTCGTAAAGTAAACAAGCAAGTATTTGCTCGTAATGCTGAGATTAAGTCTGATAGTTACGATACTGAGATTAAGTATACCAACCAAGAGTATAGAATCTCAGATCTTCAAGACTTGTTATTATCTCATGGAGGCATGGCTCCTAACTTAAAAGCTGTTGTATACGCAGAGACTAAGGATGTAGATGAGTTAAATAAAGTTGTTAAAATTATATCTCATAATAAACATGAAACTACTGAGGCTTACCGTTATAGTGCCCAGAAGTTTGAGAACCATTATCGAGTAGTAAAAGTATCTAAAGATGTTGCAAAGCAATTTAAAGACATTGAAGGATTTATAACAGCTAAAGAATTTATGAAATCACCTACACACTTACAATCGTTTATGACGGCACAGAAAATCAAAGAATATAAAAAGTCTTTTGAGTTTCTTGAAAGTTTTGCGAGAAATAGCTCTGTTATTAGTAATCATCTTTATGATCTTTATAAAGATCTAAAGAACTATGATGATAATAATGGAGTAGACTCTTGCTGGAGATGTGACGATCAAATAGGACCTATAGTTAAAGAAGTCTTACAGTTAGATATAGCCGATGAGGTTAGATATGACATGAAGATTATAAATAAACTAGAGGAAGTTGTTGAATATTCTCAAGGACTAGATCTTTTGAATCATGTACATTTTACTGATGACTCTAGGAAATCTGTAATAGATTTCTTATCTTTAAAGGACAAAACACCTGATTTTGAACAAGTTAAACAATTAACACTAACCGCTTAAATTAATTTTAATGAACTACTTAGTAGCCAAAGTAACACCTACAGATGTTACTGTAATTATTGATGGAAAGCACAAGAGAATCCGAAAGGATTCTCCTGATGCTGAATTAGTTATTGCGCTCGTAAAGCAATACAATTCGTGTAATATTCTAACTGAGAGAGTAGATATTATCACAAAGATAGAAGAACTTTGTAACCCTGCAAAGAAAATCGAATTTAATTCTGATGGAAGATTTGAATTTGATGGGAACTCTGCTATGTACCTTAGAGGTACTAGTGACCCTATACCTGAGTTTCTTGCTAAGAAGCTTTTGGAATACATTGCCAAAGGCCTTAACGTAGAAGCTCTTGTTAACTTCTGGAAGAACACACTACTGAACCCTGACAAAGGGGTGAGACAACAGTTGTTTAGTTTTCTAGAACACAATGGCCACCCTATTACGGACAAGGGTTATTTCTTAGCTTACAAGGCTGTAGGAATTAAGCGTAAGTATGACGCTGAAACTGGCGAAGAAGTAATCAATGTTCGTTACGATGAGGATACAGGTGAAAGAATAGAAGAGAAGTTATCTCAATCTATGACATTCAAGCCTATCCACAATGGGCCATATGGTTCTACTATTAAGGTAGGGGAACCAATCACTATGCCAAGAGAAGAGTGCGACTCTGATCCTGAAGTAACTTGTTCTGCAGGTTTACACGTAGGTTCTATGGAGTATGTCCACGACTTTGGACATAGCGATAAAGTAATACTTGAGGTACTAGTTAGTCCTCGTAATGTTGTAGCAGTACCAACTGACTACAATAACACAAAGATGCGTACTTGTGAGTACTATCCAATCGCTGTTACTAATGGTGAGAATGAGAATGTCTACTTAGAATCTGATTACGCTGCCTTTGACCATGCTTGCATGGAAGATGACATTGTAAACTATGAGGAATCTAAGCGAGATGTTATCAAGCAGATTGAAGATGAACTCACAGAGCGTAGAACTGTTGCAGACAGTATACTAACATCATGAGTGAGTCCGCAGAAGTAAGCACACAGACTTACAATATTGCGGTAGATACTATTGGAGAAACCTGGGCCCAGCATTTGGGCTCAGAGTTTTCCAAACAGTATATGAAAGATCTATCTGCTACAATAAAAAGTGAGAGAATGTCGCATGTAATATACCCTGAACCACAGGATGTATTTAATGCATACTTGATTACACCGTACGACAAAGTGCGTGTTGTAATACTAGGCCAAGATCCGTATCATAACGGAGCAGCAGATGGTCTAGCTTTTAGCAGTAAGCGTGAGAACTTTATTCCACAATCACTGCGTAACATATTCAAAGAAATTGGATATGCAGCTGTAAAGTCACCTAACTTACAAAGGTGGGCAGAACAAGGAGTGCTACTTCTTAATACTTGCCTAACCGTACGTAAGGGATTGCCTAACTCGCATTCCAAAATAGGTTGGCAAGAGTTTACATTCAGAACTATACAATCTTTAAATGATAGAGAAGAGCCTGTTGTGTTTATCCTATGGGGTGCACACGCTCAGAAGTATCAGGAATACATAGATAAAAAACACCCAATCTTAACGTCACCACACCCGTCACCATTCTCTGCGCACAGAGGGTTCTTCGGTAGTGGACACTTTAATTGGGTGAATCAGTATTTCAGAGATTTTGATAAACCAGAGATTAACTGGTAAAAATCAAGTTGGGTAGATTTGTGTTGTAAGCTTGTTGTTGTATACCCAGGTTGTTTCAGAGTGAAAGGGAGGCTAACGCCTCCCTTTTTTTTATTCCCAAATAAAATATAAGTATACAAAACCTAAATGCACTTGGAATTCATTGTATTCATACTCAAGTGAGGGCCCATAATACTTAATCCCTAATAAATACCCCGGTATAACACGAATTCCTATATCCATTAGTCTGTAGATCCTAAAAAGTATTCAACTTGACAAGTTGCAGTGTCTGCGTCTGCGTATATAGTATTTATATTTGCTAGCGAGGCCGCTAAACTAGTCCCGGCTACATCTCTAGCAGGATCTACAGAGTCTTCATGGGCATCCATTACTGTATTACCTAGTATAAAATGATCTTCTGGTTCTAGTTTTACAAAGTATTCTGCATCTGCCTGCTGAACTCTAAGTGTTACAAAATTACTAGCATCTAGGTTTGTAATACGTAGGTATTTTACTGTACCACTTTTAAATGTACCTGCACCATTATTGGCTCCAAATCTAAGAATTGCAACTTCAGTTGTAGTTATATCCATGATACGGTGATCTACTTCATTTACTGTTACAGTTTGGGTATTTGTTGTCCCACGGTCTGTACTACCGTCTCCTAATGTAACTGCTTCAGTTACTGTTATCGTTAGTGTTGCCATTGTCTATAATTGTATAAATTTGTATTAATCCTAAAAAAATTTGTATTTCGTAGTAGGGAGCGTGCTCCTCTGGCTTAAAGTGCCTAACTCCAAATACTAGGCCCTTAGCCCAATTTATTCCAAATTCTATCTTCATTAGTCTTTTTCTATTTGAGTTTCCATTAAGTAATCTATAGATCTAATTGAGTTTCCAAATGGAACTACTTTCATCCATTTCTTACTCAAAGGATCTCTCCTACTATCTTCATATCCTTCTTTGTCTATTATGTAATCCTGCGTAGCGCTTATTGCATTAGTAGCATCTTTTATGGTTTTCATTACCGGCGCTGGGTTTCTTAATACTTCTGCAGCTGTTCCTGGATTCATGTAGAACTCACCATCTTGCTCTAGTCTAAAGAATGTATTTTGAAGTAATCTTAGAGTTTTCTCTGTATCTTCATCATCTTCATCTTCTCCTAAAGCTTTTAGAAGTGCTCCTGCTCCAGTTACAGCTAGATAGAATTTTACACCCGCCATATTCTTACGCATATTTGCAAAAGTAAGATCATCTTTTATGTCTCCTCTCATGCTAGCGTCAGAAACTCCGTATCCTAAAGTCAATGTATTTAAAATACTTTTAATCAACATTTCTAAAGATCCTTTAAACCCTACTTTAGAGTAAGCTTTATACCTACCTTCAGTATATCTTTCTAGTTGAGCGTTGTAAACTTTTTCTCCCCACCTAGTATTTATACCTTCAAATGCCCAGGTTCTAAACTGAGTACCAAGTCTACCCCAAATAGTTTTCTTAATTAGCAGGGCAGAGTTTGGATCATAGTTACCGTGGTTTACTTTATTCATTTCTATCGTAGCATCTCTAAACGCAGTAAATTTATTTTTAGTTTCTGCATCTAGCTTACTAGTCCACTCATCTGCTACATCTTTAAACTCAGGCTTGATGTTTGCATCATCGTCGTACATGTCATACAAAGTATTACCTTTATCGTCAATCTTTGTGTTGTACATCTTTGCTACCATTGGAGCTACCTGGTTCATGTATTCCGTACTTGTTTGGAAATAGAATGGATCAACCTTAGATATAAACTTAAACCTAGTTCTATTTTTATTTTTACCATAGTAAGCATCTAACTGCTCAAATAATATTCCATATTTTTCTGCAAGTTTTTGAGCTTTACTAGCTATTCCAGGCGCATGTTGTTTAAGTATAACCGCGTAGGCTTTTGTAAGTTGGGCTGTAGTGTAGTCTTCATTACCTGCCGCATGAACAAAGTTAGCTATCGTACCAAAACTAAGGTTGTTTATCCCAGACATTAGGTTCCATCCTAATCCTTTTAACTGTGTATATTGAACTAATCTTTCTAAAGGCTTTTTTAAACTTTTAGGTTTTTTACCTAGTTTTTTAAGGCGCTCATCAAGAACTGATTTTTCTTGTAAATATGTACTATCATCTATTTCTCCAGCTGCAAGCTTAGTCTTGAGATTTTCAAACTCTTGCTTGATTTCTGCAACTTCTCTAGAGAATACAATACCTTTTTCTGCTATATCTGTACTTACGCCATATAATTTAGAATCAATTGCGTATTGTACAGCTGCTTGAGTAGTTTTTAAACCTCCTATTTTACTGTCTAGCTTAAGTTTTCTAGCCACTTTTCTTTTCATAGGATCTCCTTTAGAATCTAGCTGTATCTCTTCAGCCTCTCTAAGAACTCTTTGAAGTAACAAGATTTTATCTTCTACCTGAGACTTGTAATCATATGCTACAGACATTGCTGTAAACATCTTCATTACTTTCTCTATGTCATAAGACTTCTCCTTTGAATCTCCCTTTAACATTCTAACCGGTACATTCTTTTCTATCTCTCCAGTGTCAGGATTTCTAACACCTTTTGTAGCAATTTGAGGATCTAAAGTAATTTCCTGGTCTATATTAAACAAGTAATCTTTTATAGATGTTTTTTTCATTGCTGAAAATATTGCGTCAACACCTTCGTTTGAAACTTGCTCTACAAACCCACGACGGGCATATGGGAAGAAGTTTTCCGGTAAAGTTGAAACTAACCCTTCAGGTAACAATGTCATTAAATCTTTCATTGTATTTGTATAGAAGTCATGAAACTTCTTAAGCTCAGGGTTATTCTGTATCTCCTGGTAGTTTTTATCGTAGTATTGTTTATTACCTACAGGAGCAGATACTGTTGCTTTGTATCCTGTGTTTTTAGAAAGAGCTTTACCTCCACCATATCTAGCGTTTAAATAGTAAATAGGACTATGTCTTTCTTTATACTGCCTTTGCTTACTATTTATCTCTTCTTGGAATTCTTGTAAGTTACCTGCAGCTCCAGATACTTCTAGCTCTATGTCTAGCATTCTTTGCTCTTCAGCTATCTTATACTTATTGTATTTTTTAATAGCCTTCTCTACCAACTCTTCTCTAGCTTCTGCACCTCCTACTTGACCGTCCAAGTATTCTATATACTCTTCCTTAGATTTAAACGGAGAGTTAAATTTACCCACTCCGTCTATAAACCATCTAATATCAACTGTTACTTCTATCTTATTCAGATCTCTGTACAGTAATGCAGTTGCTGTATTCTTAGCAGCTGGAGTTTTAGCATTTTGAAGTCTTTTGTAGTATCTAGCAAATGCTTTGTTTTTAACTGTATTATATTTTGAGCTGTAAGGAGATATAAAGTATCCTGTAAGTTCTCCTTTTTCATTCTTTTGGAAGAATATATTAGGGTCTTTTTTAAATGCAGGGTTATTTCTTATGTCGTCCATTGCAGACTCAATCTCCATAAATCTAGCTTGTATTTCAGAATCTGAGTTTCTATTAGCTGATTTTAAAAACTTGTCTAAAGTTCTTACGATTGGGTGCTGGAATTTACTAAGATCTAAGAAAGAAGTTTTAAGAACATTCTCTCCTTCCATAGCTATTAAGTCTTCTCTAACTACTTGCTCTGTTTCTGGCATTTCTGCATTAATAACCTCTACAGCCATGTCAACAAGATTGTCTAGAAGTCTTACTTTAATACCGCTAGCAACATCACTACTTTCTTTCAATAGATTATTGAATCTATTTCTTGTAGTTCTATCTTTTACATCTAGGTATTTACTAGTAACCTTTCCGTAGTCATACATGTCTACAATATTAAGAGCTTCCTTTAGCTCTACTTTTGTAGGGTTTTTAGCTGATGCAATATTTTGAGCAAACGCTAAATGAATAGATATTATTCTTTCTAAACTTCCAAAGGCCTTGTTAGATGACAATGTACTTATCTCATCTTCGTATTTATTTAGACGCTCTTGCATCTTTTTACCTTCTTTGGTTGTAAGAACTTTATCAGTTAATTTACTTTTAAGTTTATCTGCTCTTTCTCTATACACAGATAGCAACTCTTCTACCGTACTTATCTTAGCTTGCAAGTCAGGCTTTCTCCCAGTAAATACTGGAGACAACAATTGCTGATACCTATACTGTTGCATTGCTTCTTTAAACTCTTCTTGAGTGTATTCCCCTGATTTTATTTTTTCGTAGCTAGCCAATACGTGGGCCGCCTCATCTAAATAAAGGTTAAGCGGTAGAACTCCTGCAGCATTATCCTCTGCTTTCTTTACAACTTGTTTAACCTCGTTAGAAGCAGAAGTCTCTGTTATAAAAGTCATAATATCATTAACAGCCTCTGCAAGTAAACTATCTTTGTTTATATCTATTCCTAGATCTATCCCAATGCTGTTTAAGAATTCTGTTACAAGTTCTTTGAACCTTGTAAATAGGTTCTTTTTAGCAGGCACTGTATTTAAGAAAGATTGCACCTGTGATTTAGTCATTACATTTGTAACAAACTCTTGAGGGTTGTTAAATGCATACTCTAGAATTTTATATTCTAAAGTTCCCTTTACAATATCTCCTCTTTTTACAGCTGCTTTAAAAGCAGTGTTTGCAGCTTTAGTTAGATATTTTATTTTTCTACTAAACTCACTGTCAGGATTAGCAATCTCTTCAACTAAGAATCCGTGTAGTATTTCGTGCAGTATGGTTTCTTGCAATTTGTGCGGGTGTCTAATAATGGTATCTCTGTCTAGAGAAACAGTACCGCTCTTAGGTCTGTAAGCCCCGTAGGCACCCTTGCCCTCTCTATTTTTTATACCATCCTCAATAACTATTTGCTTTATTGCACTACCTTTTGTGTCTATATTAGATAGCAATATCTTACTTAGTAGAGCTTGTGTCTCAGAAGTAGTTTCTTCGCTAACTGCGTTAAGCACTTCTTTTACGCCAGCTCTACCAGGCGAAGAAACTGTCATAGATACAGGATCTAATCCTAGCACACTTTTATCTACAGGTGGTGTATCTTTAGATATTTGTGGTAATCTTGTACCTACTTCTGATGGTTTAGGAACATTGTTCTGAGGGAGTACACTCTGCTCAGTGATCTTAATGCCATCTTTTGTAAACTTATCTACTCCTGCATACTCATTAACTTTTACAAAGCTAGATGTCTGGAATCCTTTCTTACCTATTCTTCTAAATACAATATCACCATTCTCATCTACACCCATCTTTTGGAACAGCTCGTTCTCTGTCTTACCTTCAATAGCTATAACCTCTATATACCGTCTAGTACCTTCATCATCTGCATACAGAATTCTGTTTAGTTCTTGGCTAGCATCAGGCTGCTTAAGTGTAAACTCGTAGTTTATAGTTTTATTATTGTAATCTATTGTCTGCATTGGAGATACAGACATTTTCTTAAAGTCTTTTTCAGATAAAGTTACAGCTCTGTGAGGGTTGTGCTGTAAAAATTCTACCATTACCTCCATAATATTTAGAGCTTCTGGAGAAGTTGGAGAGTTTAGTAATCTCTCTTCTTGACGTAATGAGTCATAGAATCCTACCTGATCTAGATATGCAGTGTTCATGAACTTAGAGAAGTTACCTGCAGACTGTACACCGCCTGTAATGTAGGTATACTTAACAATGTCTTCAAACAATTCTCTGTGTCCTGGAATTACAGACTCGTATAATGCTACAAAGTCTACAGCCATTTGATCTGCAATATCATCCTGCTTAGAATTCACATAACTAATACTAGCCGGTACACCTGCGTTAGCATTGATTGGTATCAATCTACTTATAAATAAGTTTCTCTTACCAAACTCTGTTTTTTGTATCTCAGCAACTCTTGTTGCTATATTATTTTCAATGTTTGTTGTAAGTCTATGTCTAGCTTCTACAATATCCTCATTAAATGTTTTTTCAAATGCTCTTGAGAATGATTTATTTAATAACGCATTAAACAATTCTTCTCTAGTCTTTTGGCTAACATTTTCTGCTCCAGTAAACTGTTGCCACAATGCTATCATCTGTTTGTGGCTTCTGTTACTAAACGGTAGTATAGAAGACAAGCTATCGTATACTTTTGCAAACTGATTGTACATTTCTTCTAGTTGCCCGCCTTGTAAGTTTTCTAGTCCTCCAATACTTCGTAATCCTTTGTCAAAGATTTCCTCCATATTGTCAATAGCTCTTTGAGCATCAAAAATTGTACTACCAATACCCTTAGTTCTTGGAGACATGATACCTCTCTGTAGCTTTCTAATAGGGTCAGAAGAGTTCTGTAACTGTTTAAACCCTGCTAGTATAGCCATTTGAGTTCTATAGTAGCTTGGGTTTGGCTTATTACTAGTTCTTAACTGATCTATAAAGTCTTGAGAGCTAAACGTTCTAAACTCTCCATCACTTCCTTTTCTATACTCATCTATAAAGTTAGTGTAATCTTCTTCCGCATCTATACCAGCTTTTTCTGCAAGCTTAGTCATAGTAGCATTAAAGGCATCATTTCTAATCTGTTCCTCAGATCTA